GCTGGAACATAAGCCCAAATTAATGCAGGGCTATGATCTAAGGGAATTTCATCATCGATCTCTGAATTGAAGGTGCCATCCTTGGACTTCTTTAATAGTCGCATTAATTGCTTTGCGGTTTCAAATTCAAAAGCTACTGGGTCTGGCATTAGAAGAATCCTAGTCCTGGTAAGGTTGCAAAATTGATGGTGCCGTAAACATCGGAACTAGAAAAAACTAAATAGCTATTAGCTGCACCCGCAGCAGTTTTTTTCCCTGCTCCATTAAGTCGAACTGGCTGAGTGATTTTAACCCCACCTTCAAAGATAGGTGCCCTCTCTCCATCATCCTTGCGGATCCGGTATCCCATATCTAACAAATGCATATCCCATCCTATTACTGTTTCCCCATCCACTGGATCTAAGCTGGTGTTGATCTCGATTTCATAGGTTAGCCTCCAGTATTGATAAGATCCTTCCAGCAATAACTCAGTGTTGATGTTCTTGATTTTGCCAGTCTTGGCCAAGATCCTTAGGGTGCATCCTGTGCCAGTGGAAAAAGTTACTGTAGATGAATTTACCTTGCCTATGTAGGTGGCTAAATCATAGCTATCAATCGTGCTAACATTGCAGCCAATGGAAAACACTGGCCTAAACTTTTCCACTGTAATGGGTGGTACAAATGGATCGCCTGCAGAGTTGTTAATGTTCGGTACTATGTAAGGGAATGAAACAAAATTCACCTTGAAATCTGGTGGTCTTAAGGTTGGTTCTGCTTCTCTATCTGCAGGTTTTTGCCCTGCCTGTTGGGTTTCCACTGCGGGTGGTGGGGTGCTGCCATTGGGTGAAGAGGATGCTGCATCTGGGTTAGATGAATACTCTATCGTGACTTTCCAAGTCTGTGGATCATCCTGTTCGGGTGAGATGTTTACAGACTGAGCATAGCTGTCATCATCCCCAGGGAACAAATCCCCAATCTGTGGGCAGTTTGCATGGGCATAAATTGCATCATAGATACTAATATCAGTCTGCTCTAGGGTGTCGGTGTGAACAATGAAGGATCGCGAAAAAGTATTCTGATAGGACTTATCCAGAGTTCCTTTTCTCTCCTGCCATAGCTCTTCAAATAGATCAATAGCCATGATGATTCCTAAGGGTTAAGGGCCACTGCAATTTGTTGAGGTCTTGGCATTAGTCCTGGTAAATTTTGAATAGCTGTAGCAATTTCTTGCGCTGCTATAAGTTGCTGTTGCTCCATCTCAGCAGCAGCTTCCATGAGTTGTCTGATTTCTTCTTGGACATTCTTGGCTTTGCCCATCTCATCCACACGGACTTGAAATTCTGCAGCCGATCCAGCCTGCACTGCCGATGCAAACTGCTGAGGACCGCCTAGCCCAGTAGCCTGTTTAAGTTTGGCAGTGGCATTAGCACTACCAAGAGCAAAGGCCATGGCCCCATCTTTGGATCCATCCATCATGCCTTTAAGTTTTGCTACTTCATTTTCATACTGCTGTAGTGGGGTAATGTTATCAGCGAAAAACTTCTTCCACCCTGGTTCTTCTATCCTCATCGGCTTTTGAACTTCATCACTAAGCTTTTGCCACTGCTTATCAAATTCAGCCAGTTCCATTTCAGCTAGCTGCATTTCTTCTTCTAATGCGGTTAGCCAAGTACCACCCCCATTGGATGCAGGTTGCATCATTTCATTAATATCATCAGGACCAAAGCCACCACCTGCCCCACTAAATTCTGTATCCACTAATGCCTGGGCATTTTGAGCTGCTTGGCCTAAAGCATTGGCTAGGTTGTTGACCCCATCCGCTGCATTGTTTGCTGAACCGCCAATAGTTTCCACCCCTGTTGCCCAGTCGTAGACATCAGCACCAGATTGAACAATTGCCACCCCTGCATCTGCCACTGGATTGAGAATATTATTCTGAATCCATCGGGCCATGCTGTCACCCTTTTTTATAATTGCTATTTCAATTGCAATTCCAGTCTTAGCAAGATCAATAAGCCATACAAGTCCATCAATAAAAGGTTTTAAATCTGCTAGCATTTGCTCTGCAGCTTTTCGAACCTGTTCAAGCATTTCATCAATGGTCATTTTTTCGGTAAAAATAATCCACTCATCCACAATGCTGGAAAGATTATCCATCACCATCCCAGTAGTAGTGGAAACAAAGGCACCAATCTTTTGTAATAGGGGTTCTAGATCCTCAGCCTTTTTGAAGACTGAATCAAAGAAGTTTGTAACGGAATCACCAAGGTTGACTAATCCAAAACCCTCTAGAAGACTGGTTCCCAGTTTCTGAATCAGCACTTCAATATTATTGGTAACCCTGCTCCAGACTCCTGAAAAACTATTGGCAGATTCCTGTGCTGCTGCTGCCATGTTTGGCATTGCTGCTGCATCCTGTAAACCCACCGCTGCATCCGTAACTGATATCAGCCCTGCTGCTACTCTGCGCTTAAGCTCATCAACACTGATACCCATCCTGCTAGCCATAGCTTCAAAGATCGGGATCCCCTCTTCAGCCAGTTTGCCCAAGGCAGACATAGTTGCCACACCCTCACTAGCCATGTCTGCTAGTTTATCTGTGATCAGGGCTACAATCTTTTCGGGATTCCCTAGGGCTACACCCAGTCTGTTAAAATCCTTGATTAAACCAGTAACTACATCGGGTCGGAATTTCATTTGGCTTAATCGGGTAGCTGCTTCACCCAATGCGTTAAAGCTGGCACTGGGGCCAGTCTTCATGATGTCTTGCAAACCTTTAGCTATTCCTTTAAATCCGGTCAGTGCCTTAAGTCGGTTGTCCAGTTCTTGGAACTTACTTCCTGAATCAATAACCTTGGCACCTAGATCAATCACAGAGGATGTAATCTTAGTTACCAAATTGATTGCGCCATCAAAGATCTTGCTGAATGCGGATGTAAAGAATCCTATGCCTAGCATGTCGGTAATTTTCATCCCACCACTGGATGATGCACCCTTAGATTTTTGCCCACCACCTGCATTAATTTTGTTGGCTTTATCGGTAGCATCCATCAATTTTCTAGTGGAATCCGCAGCTAGATTATTAGCTTTATTGAATCCACTTGTTTTTGATGCTGCTGAATCCATCGCAGATGTGAAGCTTGATAGGTCTGCTGTAACACTTAGACTGGCTCTACCTAGACTTGTATCTGCCATGTCTATTTCCTTTTCTTAGTAACTAACCCACCTAACATCGCTGCCAACTGTGCTGGGGTTTGTTTCTGCTCTGCTCTCTCACCTAACCAGTCAGGGATAAAATCAGATAACTTGTGTTTGCTGGTGCTGGTGCAAGCCACTTGGGTGTGCTGCATGCTTCCAGCTAAGAAATCTAATCGCGCATCCCCTATAGGTTCGATCTTGGCAAATGCCACCCATTCCATTAATTCACTGTGGCTCATATCCTGCTCGATCTCTGACACCATCTTTTTTAAGTGGCCAGCCAATCGAAACAAAAATAGTATCGATGGGCTTTCCCTTAGTTTTTTTCCGCATCCTCTACTGCACCTGCACCTATTCGATTGATCTTAAGAATCGCATCAAAGATCTTTTCAAGGATTGTTGCAGGTAACACATTCACTTCTGCTATATCAGCCTCAGTAAATAGCGGTTTTCCTAATTCATCGCAGCACCCTTTTATAAGCATCCTTGCTCTAAGGTTGTCAGGGGTTTTACCCTTAGTTCGGGCTGAATTGAATTCGTTATCTATGCTGTCTCGTTCACCAACTGTCAGACTTCTGACCCAAACAGATCCTTCCCACTCGGGTACCAAAACTTCCTGCCTAGGCAAGTTGTCTTTTTTAGCAAGGATCTGTGATCGAGATAAAGCCATATTGAAAAGCTCCTAATTAGTCTGGGTAACAAATACCCGAGACTTTGACAGTGAAAGTACACTTAATAAGCTCATCACCCACAGCAATGGAACTGATGCCCCTGCTAGTGATAAATCCATTAACAGTAACTGAAAAAGATATGGGTGCAGGAATTGCAATTACAAAAGCTGATTCCGTTCTGGCTACTGCGATTGCATTTAATGCAGCAAAATTTGCAGAGGTCAGATTGCATTCAAAGCTCATTTCACCTGCATCCTCTAATCCAGCTATAAATTCATGAGCTTGATTAGATGTGCTTAGGTTAGTCACCTGAATCGAACCAATTTTGCTAACTGGTGGAGTGATGGATATCACCTCAGCAACAGCAGAACCAGCAGTAAGGGTAACACCATAAGTAGATTGAACAGCCATAGTTCTAGCCTCCAAAAAAGTCGGTTACAGTTTCAGTAAATAAGACCACCACATCAATCGTTGCTCGGTGGATCCCAGTATCCTTTGCAGATTCTAGATCCCACCCCACATCCTGCGAATCCAATCTGGACTGATGGATGTAAGTGGTGTCCCAGTTTCCCTGAAACCCATCTACCCTTAGTCTAATTGATTCAACTATCGATTCGCAAACTGTACGGCTTGTAGCAAAAATGTCACAGGTGATCCTTGCAGTGCAAACACCTGTTGCCCCACGCAAAGTCAACTGCCGATCAACAGATGTTTTTTCATATACCAAAAGTGGCAACAGTGCATTCTGCGGGCTGGCATCTGGATAGATCCTAGTTCCCAGCAGTGCTGTGATAGATCCTTCACCAGTCAGGTAGGAATAAAAATCAGCTTCAATCATTTCTTTACCCCTATTTTAGAGATAATTTCAGCCATCTTTTCAGCAAACCTATTAAATATTTGTGATCCAGCAGCAGCAAGCGCAGTCTTCATGAATGGTTTTGCTCTAGCACCAGGATGCTGCCAGCTTTTAAATCTGCCAGGCATAACTGGACCC